GTCTGGATCAGGTCGCCCGCCTTGAAGGCAACGACGGAAGGCGCCAAGCCAGTGACGCCGACCGTCGAGCCGCCGGTCGCGCCCGACGAGAGGGCGACCGCTTCCGGCGCGTCCGGGTCGTCCATGAACTCGAAAAGCGCCGCCGCTTCTTCTGCAAGGAGCGCCCACGACGGGCCGCCGGGCAGCGTGCTGTCCTCCGTCACCAGCCGGTCGCCGGCCTCGGTCAGCAGTGCGCCGACGTCGCCTTCGATCGTCTCGTCCTGCAGGACGTCGCCCGCCTCGGTCAGGAGCCGGTCGGCGGCCTCGGTCAGCAGTGCGCCGACGGCGATGCTCGTCGCGTCCCAGACGGTGCCGCTGTCGAAATAGATCAGCGTGTCGCCGGCGAGCTGCTCGTCCAGCCAGTCGCGATAGGATCGATACTCCGCGCTCGAGGGTCCGAGCCGGCGGAAGTCGGGCATCAGGACGGTCTGGATGCCGCCCTTCATCGACGACATGAGCGCGTCGAATGCGATCGCGCTGTCCCGCTTGTACCGGCCGATCGTGACCTTTGCGGTCCACCGCTCGGCACCCGGCCGGCCCATGACCTGCTGCTGGCGTGTGAAGGTCGAGGTCGTCCGGCTGGTCGCCCAGTCGAGCCAGAATTCCTGATTTTCGGGGATGGCCGTCAGAGGCCATTCGATGTCGGCCATCAGCTCACCACCGCCAGTTTGCGGGAGACGCCCGCGTCGTCCGTGATCGTGATGTATTCGGTCACCGTCTCCGTCGTGATCGACGCGACGGTTCCGAAGCGGAGGGTTCCGGTCGCCCGCAGGTCGGTGAAGGTGCCCGCCGCCGGGGTGGTGCCGCCGATCGCACCGGGCACCGCGCGATCGAGGATCGGCGCGACGAAACCGAGCAGGGCCAGCACCGCCGCCGCGTCCAGCTGCTCGACGGCGCCGGTGCCGGTCGTGACCCTCCCGAGCAGCCGGTCGGCATCGATCGTGATCTGGAGTTCCTGGGAGCCGGTGAAGGCCAGCGGGGCGACGGGCGCGATCTCCTCGACGTCGCCCTTCCCGGCCGTGTCGCGCCCGAGCAGCCGGTCGCTGCTCACCTTGATGTTGGCGGGCGGCGCCAGGATCGGGTCGAACGCGAAGAAGGCGGAGGGATTGCCGTAGCGGTCGATGGCGCGCGCCCAATACCAGTAGGTCATGCCGGCGACGGCCGAGGTGTCCTCCCACCGCGTGTTCGTCACGCGCTCGCCGACCAGCTCGGCGGACCGCGTCACCCGCGCCGGCGGGCTGTTCGGAGAAGTGATGTCGGCCGTGTGGCGCCAGACCTCGAAGTGGCTGAAGCCGGGTTCGCGCTGATAGCCCGTTATGCCGACGCGGATGTACGGCATCGGTCAGGCCGCCAGCGAGCCGGCGGCAGGCGCCCGCGGCGTCTGCTTGTTGTCGTCGGGCAGCTTCGGATCGCCGACCTCCGGCATCTCGACCAGATCCGGCTGGGCGTAGACGGAGGCCGCATCGTCCTTCAGCGTCACCTCGATGACCGGGTGGCCGTCGTCGCCTGTCGTGAACGTCCACCCGTGGCAGATCATGGTGCGCGCCGAGAGGCCGTCGCGCCTGGACGTCAATCGCACGCCGTCCGTCGCGCGGGCCTTCATGCCGGTCAGGCCGAGGGTGGTTTGGAAGACGCCCTGCTGACGCACCTGCCGCAGCGCAATCCAGGCGAGGCGCTGGCACTGGTAGGGGCTCGGCACGAAGGCGAGATCGAGCGTCTCCAGCAGCTCGTTGCCGTTGTCGTCGGCGACCGCCTGCGCGTCCTGGCACTGCGGATAGTCGATCGGCTGCCACAGATGTTCGGGGCTGACGAACGTCCCGCGGATAGTGTTGAACAATTCCTTGCGACTGCGCTTCGGCGCCCACGTCTTGGCGCCGACGAAGTCGCTCTCGTCGAAGTCGACGGTCGGCTCGACCCAGGCGCCTGCATAGACCCGCCACTGGCCGCCGCTGTAGGCGTAGCGCCCGCCCATCGCGGCATTGAGGCCCTGCAGGATCTCGCGCCGGTCCTGGCTGGTGTCGACGATGCCCCAGCAGCGATAGCGCGACTCGGTGCCGGTCGTCGTCGCCACCGTCTCGTCGCAGATGTTCGCCGCCGCGGCGATCAGGTCCCAGTCGATTTCCTCGGCCGGCGCCCGGTATCCGAAATCGGCCGTCAGATAGTCGGCGAAGGCGAGAGCGGCGTTGTCGCTGTAGGCGGTCAGGCCGGTGCGCGGGTCGTAGAGTTTGCGGCCGCGAATGACGACGGTGACCGCCGACCCAATGTCGAAACCCGCAAACGCCTTGGGGTTGGACGTCGCCTCGAACGCGATGTAGGCGCGCCCGCGCAGCCGATGGTCGGCCGTCCACTTGTCCGGGCACTCCGCCAGCAGCAGCGGGTCGGCCGCCTGGTCAGCCGTCCCGAGACCGCTGCTGACGCGCAGATAGCCGGTGAAGTCGCCGTTGAGCACCGTCTTGCCATCGGCGATCGACAGGTTGGCGCCGCTCACCGCCAGCGGGAATTCCGGATCCGGCTGGCCGTCCCAGGCGATGACGATCCGGCCCGTCGGCGTGAGGATGTCGCCCTCGGACGTCTCGATACCCGTGCCGTCGTAGACGGTCGAGATGTCCGCCTCGTCGACCCGGCCCGGCTGGCTGCCGGCATTCAGGACGGCGTCGATGTTGGCGAGCGTGGTTTCCAGGTCCGCGCCGATGTTGATCTGCTCGCCCGTCGCGCCTGAGGCGACGAAGGTGTAGGTCACGCCGTCGAGCGAAAAGGTGTCGCCGGCGGTCGGCTGATCCGCGAACTCGATCGCCGCCTCGGGCGGATCGAATTTGCCGTAGGGCTCGGTCGTGACCCAGCCGTCGCCGTTCACCTCGACCTGCTCGTTGTTCACCCACCATTCTTCGATGGCATCGATCTCGGACGCGGCGATCACCTGCAACTGATAGAACAGTTCGTTCTTGTTGCTGCCCGGCTTCGACTTCGAGTGCCGGAAGACGGTAACGCCGCCAAGGCGCGCCTTGCCGTAGACGTGCATGTGCGGGCCGTCGGACTGCGTCTCCGCAACCATCCGCCCGCGCTCGGTCGGCTTCGGCGCCTTGGGCTCTTTCGGACCAAACAGCTTCCCGCCGACGAAGTTGATGGCTGCCGTGATCACGGCGCCAACCAGAGACCCTACGATCCCGCCAATGCCTACAGCAGCCAAACCGCCAGCGGCGGCGGCCACCAGGCCGATCGCCGGCGGCGCGTAGGCGGCCGTCGTGCACATCAGCGTCGCGCCGAACACGGCCATGAACAGCGTGCGGCGCGTCATCCGACCCTCCAGGCGCGCGCGGCGGCGGACAGCGGCAGCCAGGCCAGGCCCTTCGGCTCGCGCGCTACGGCGACGTGCCGGCCGTTGCAGGTGCCGAGCGCCCACCAGCGGCCGGCGTGGATCAGCACCACGTCGCCCCGCTGCGCCAGCAGGGGCGCCACCTCTTCGGCGCCGAGATCCCGCGCGATCCGCTCCGCCGTCTCGGGCAGCCAGCCACCGGAGAAGCGCCGCAGCGCCGCGAATGCCGTTCGCCGGTCGTGATAGGTGCCGCGCAGCGGTGCCGCCGGATCCGTGCCGGTGATCGCCCGCACGGCATCGCATGCGGCCAGGCAGCAGTCCTGCCCGCCGTCGACGCCCCCCCATGAAAAAAGCCGCCCGGAGGCGGCTTCGAAGTGGGCGGCAAGGCGCTGCGGCCAGTCGGGCAGCCGGTTCATCCGCCCTCCTTCGGCGACGGCTCGCCCCATGGGAAGCTGGTGTTCGGCAGGGCCGGCGCGTACTCGAAGCCGAGGTCGCCCGGATATTCCCGCTGCTGATCGGCGCTGCCGTAGATCCGGCGCTGCATCCGGTGATCGTCGCGCAGCCGCCCCTCGGTCGCCAGGGTCAGGCGCGACGAGGTCGCGTCCTCGGACAGCGTCAGCGTGTCCATGTAGGTCCGGGTCAGCAGGAACGGCTCGCCGACCATCGCCACGGTCTCGACGTCGAACGCGGCGAACCAGACTTCGGCGTCCCGGCCCTGGATGTGATCCTCCAGCGCCTGCTGCACGATACCTTCCGGAAGGTCCCAGACCTCCTCGTCATCCGGGTCAGGGTTTGGCTGGATCGTCGACAGTTCGAAGCTCGCACCCGCGGCGTTCGGCTCGGTCGTCTCCTCGATCTGCGACACCCGGCCGAAGATGCCCGTGCCGAGATAGGTCTCGCCGCCCCAGACGAGCGGCCCGACGCCCGACCAGACGCGGATCGGCCCGCCCGGCCAGTCGAAGCGCGCCAGCAGCGCGCCGACGAGCTGCGGCTTCGCGATCTCCGCGGCCGTGGCGGTGTTGATCGGACGGGCCATCAGCGCACCGGCACGCGGCGGGACCGCTCGAATCTGTCGAGCGTGTTCGCCGTGGCCCGCTTCACGATCCCAGGCGTGGCCAGGGCGATGCCGCGTGCAACGGCCGCCTCGACTGCGCCGGGGTCGTTCGCGCCGCGGGCGTCGACCGCGTAGTAGCTGATCGTGTCGCCGCCACCCGCATTGCCCTGCGGCTTGATCGCAAAGTTCGGGACAACGGTGCCTGGAACGTCGGGGACGAACACTTCCGGGCCACGCTCGCCGACGAGAGACGCTATCCCAACGGGCGGACGACCACCCATCGCGAACCCGCCGCCGGGGATGCCAGCCGCCCCAGCATCGGGCAGCATGCCGCCGCCGAAGCCGAACACGCCACCGCCGCCACCGCCGAACAGCCCGCCGAGGGCCGAGCCTAGCGCGTCGAACAGGCCGGACAGCGGCCCCTTTTTCCCCGCGGCACTGGCGACCTGCTGCATGCGCAGAAGTTCGGTGATGATGTGCGAAATGGCGGCGACGGCCACGCTCTCCAGGTTCTTGAAGTTGCCGCCGGTCGAAACGAGCGCATGCTGAAGCCCCCCGAGCATCGCCAGCCCAAGCTGGTCAATCGAGTTCGTCACCTCCTCGACCTTCTCCGGCGCCATTCCAAAGATTCCGTTCGGGTCGTCCTGGATCAGGTCATTGAGATCCTGGGATGCCTTCTGCAGGTCGTAGACCTTGCCCGCTAGATCGATGATGCCGGCCGCGGCCTCGTGGTTCGTGTCGATGCCCGCAGCGCGAAGTTGGTTGTAGATCTCCTGTTCGCGCGCCGTGCGGGTGATCTGTTCCCGCTCGAACGCCAGCGCGTCGGTGACGCTCTTGATCGATGCGGCCTCGCGCTCCGCAGCGCGCTCCGCTTCGTCTGCAGCCTTCTCCGCTTCTGACTTGCCGCGGGCACTGCCGGATCGTCCCTTGGGCTTGGGCTTGGACGACGCGGGCGGAGCAGTAGCCGGGGGTGGAGGCGGAAGGTTCGGCCCTTGCATCGGCAGGTCTGGCCCATAAAAGCGTCCTTCAAGGGCGACCAACTGCGCGTCGATAAGCTGGAGGCGCTTCTGAAGCTTGGCGAGACCAGCGTCGGCACCTTCCATCCCTGCAAACGGCCCGCCCGACGCGGTCCGCGCCTTTATCATCGCCTGGACGGTTGCACGCTCCTCCTGGAGACGCGCGCGCTCCGTCTCCTCGTACGGGGCGACAAGTCCCAGCGCTTCTGCGGGCGCACGGCGGATGCGGCGGCCGTATGCATCGATCTTCGCCATGAATTCGACTATCGGCGATAGAGTCTCCAGGAGATCAGTCGCGGTCTGCAGGATGGGCGCGAGAACATCAGTGACTGGCTCGGCGAGCGCCCGCTGGAGGTCCGTCCACTGGTTGTTCAGGATCTGCCACTTGCCGCCGATGGTGTCGGCACGCTTCTCGGCCTCCCCCGCGAACTCCTTAAGTGCGCCGACCATGATGCGCCCGAACATCTCGGACGTGACTTCGCCCTCGTTGACGAGCCTCCGCAGTCCACCGGCAGACAGCCCTGCAGCCCGCTCCATCGCCTGCAAGAGTCCGGGCATGGGCTCGGTGACCTGATTGAACTCTTCGGCTCGCACCGTGCCAGACGAGAGTGCCTGCGAGAGGCCGTACATTACCTGGTTGAGCTGGCCCGCCTCTGCGCCTGTAGCTGCCGCCGCATCGGCGAAGCCCTCCAGCAGCGCCCGCGCCTGCTGGTTGGTGATCAGCCCCGAGTTCTGAAGCGTCAAAAGCCGGCCATATTGGTCAGTCGTGGCGGCAAGATCCGTTGCGAGGCGGTTGGATGTCTCGCGGAGGTAGTTCTGCGCCTCATCGTAAGCTTCGGTGGTGCCGGTCAGCGTGCGGATGCGCTGGTCGAGCTGCTCGAACTGGGTGATCGTGCCCAGGATCTCCCGGCCGATCGCAACTCCGCCGAGCGCCGCACCGATCCCGCCGACGCTGCGGACTACCCCGGCGCTCATCCGCTGGAACCTCGTCTCGACCGCCGCGACGTTCCGGTCGGCGTTGCGCTCGAATCCGGAGATCGACCGCTCGGCGCGCTGAAGCTCTCGACGCAGCTGCTCGGTGGTCGCGTCGATGCGGACCAGCAGCTGGTCGACTTCACCGGCCATACGTGCCCCCCCTATGCACGGCGATACGCATCACCGCCCAAGCTGCTGCGCCCACTCTTGCCATTCGCTCTTGCTCGCATGCTCCATATCGCCGTTCGACTCGCGCCAAACGTCGATCGCCGCAAACAATTCGTGCGGGGTGGACGACCAGAACTGCGCGGGCGACCATTTCAGGAGCCCGCCTGCGATCCCGAGGAGGCGGCGAAACGGGTATCCCATATCCCCAGCTTCGCCGCGTCGGCTTCCCCCAGTTTTTGCCCTCCCGTGAGGCCGGACAGGAGGAACCGCGCCACCGCCCCCTGCACTTCCGAGAGCCCCGTGGCCGCCAGCATATCGCCCGCTGTCTCCACCGTGGCGGGCTCGCCGGCTCCCCGCAGTCCGGCAGCGACGACGGCCGCGGTCCGCTTGATGCCGAGCCGGAAGGTGAGCACCGCCTGGAAGAGCGCCGGCAGTTCGAGGCCGGTTTCCTCCTCGCACTCGGATAGCGCGGAGAAGGACGGCCGAAGCACGAACGGCTTTGGCTTGGCCCCGACCGTAAGGCTGATGGGCACATCGCCCCGATGCTTGTTCGGCGTCATGCGGGCTCGGTCGCCGCATACACGGGCGTTCCATTGTTCGCCACGGTGATGCTGTACTCGGTCGCACCGTCCTTCGTGCCGCCCACGTCGAATTGGGTGATCTGGAACGGCCCCTCATAGTGGGCACCCGCAGAATTCAGAACGATCCGGCAGTTCACGTCCGTCCCGGCTTCCCATGCCTCGCGGAGAGCGTCGAGGCCGGTGGTATCCGGCCAATTTGCAACGCCTGTCGCGGTGACCGTCATGCTCTTGAGGCCGCCGAGCGTCGCGCCCCAGTCGCTGCCCACCTTGTCGCCCACGTCGATGGGGGCCGAAGCGCCGGCCATGCGCGTGTCCTGCTGACCGGCCAGCGTCGAGAAGACTTCCGGCGACGCACCGTCGCCGACTTTCAAGAGCACCTTGGTGCCGCGTTCCTTAGCCACAGTCCTGTACTCCTAGCCTTGGGTGACGATCCGGAATCGCGTGACGCCGTGCATTGTGATCCCGTCCGGATCCGGGTTCACCTCGGCGTACTCATGCCTGCACATGACGAGGCCCCAGGTCGCGACCGGCGGAGAGCCGCCGTCGTCGATCTGCAGGCTCTCGCTGTTGTGCAGGGTGCCGTAGATCGCGCTCATCAGGTCCCGCGCCGCCTTGCGGCCGCGGTGCGCCTGGGTCCAGACATGAACATTCGCCGTGTGCTCCTGCCCGTCTTCGGTCTTCGTCCCGTCTTCCACCGTCGTGATGTCGCCGATGGTGACGTAAGGCGTTGCCTGATCCGGCGGCACATAGTCGAGCACCGGCACGGACAGAGCAGCGCTGAGCGCCTGGTACAGCGCCCGCTGCACCGCCAGTCCTGCGTCACTCATCGCTCGACGAGCCCCCGCCGCCAGGATCGGTGATCGTGCCGCCGCGCGCCGCCGTCCGGATCGCCCGGCTGATCGCGGCGTTGATCCGCGGCCGGTAGTAGGCCTTGTTGATCTTGAACGACGGGATCAGGAACGGCTTCGGCTGAACGCCGGGGTGCATACCGGACCCAATCCTGTGCGGCCGGGTGCCGAACTCGACCCAGCGCGAGAAGTAGGCCGCCCTGCGCGCCTTCTTCGTGATGATGCCGACACGAACGGTGAGGCCGTCGCGCGACTTCCGCACCTCGATGTTCCGGGCGATCGTCTTGCTCACCGGCGCGACAGCCTTGATGCCGTCCTGCCGCGTCGCCTCGCCGAAGTCGGCAACCTCCCGCTTGACCGAGGCCACGACGTTGTCGTCGAGACGACGAAGCAGCCGGCGGACATTGCTGCCCCCCGTTATCCTTGCCCGGCGCGCCATCAGACGGCGACGCCTTCTTCCGCCCGGATCGTCCGATACAGTGCTCGCGCGCCGGGATCCGGTGCATGTCTGATGTTCAGGACGACACTCCCCCAAAGCAGGCGCTGAGCGGGAGCGATCGCGCGATTGCGGATCACCACGTCGTACATGGCCGAGCCCTGAAGCTGGCCGGCCTGCACATGCTCCCGGCCGCTGACCGGCATGACATCTGCCCAAACCGTTGCCGTCGTGCTCCACGCAACATCGTACCCGCCCGCTCCATCCGGCTCGCGGACCTCCGTCTGGATCGACACACGCTGGTCGAGGCTGCCCGCGGATGGCGCTCTCACAGATAGATCCTCTGCTGATCGAGCAGCGCCTTCACGGCGAACGGCAGTTCGGCCGTGATCGTCCCGATGACGACGGTCTCGCGGCTCGCAAACCAGTGGCCGACCAGCAGCTTCAGCGCCTGCTTCACGGACGCGGGTCCGGCCCATGCTTCCGGGCTGTTGCCGTCTCCCGGCCAGCCGGCCGTCACCGTGATGCGCAGCGCCGTCGCGCTGTCCGGCGCGGATGGCCAAGCCGCAGTGCTGCCGACGAGCCGAGAGGGCCGCCATGGCAGCAGCGCATACGCCGCCGCATCAACCGCCGTCTCCGGACTCTCGCCCTCGAACGCGATGGCGTCGACGCTCTCGACCGGCCAGACGGGGATGGTCAGCGGAAGCCGGCTGTCGGCATCGAGCCGCACCGCATACTGCGCCTGGGCCAGCGCCAGGTTGCAGTGCTGCTCGACATAGCTGATCGCCGCATCCGTGTAGGCACCGATCGTCGCGTCCTCGTCCGCATGATCGACGCGCAGGTGCGCCTTCATCTCGGCGAGCGGCACCGGCTCGACCGTCGGCTCCGTCAGGCGGGTCAGCTTCATGTCGCAGCACTCGGGATGTACGCGGGCGCTGCGCCGAGCCGCACAAACCACGTGAAATTCAAGTCCGTCTCGACGCGCCAGCCGTGCCTGCGGGCCCACTCGTCCACCGCGACATCGACGCCGAAGCGGAAGGCGGGGTCGGGGTTCGCGTAGTCATGGCCGCCGATCCAGCCGCCCGGCCGCACCTTCGGCGCCCAGGCCGCGATGTCCTCGCGCACGCCCTCATAGGAGTGGTCGGCGTCGAGGAAGACCATGTCGAGCGATCCGTCCGCGACGCCCGCGGCGGCCTCCGCCGATGTCGTCGGCACGATCGTCGCCCGCCCGCAGAAATGCCGGGCCCTATTCTCCGCCTCGCGCCGGTGCCGCGCCACGCGGGGTTCGTCGTGCACCGCGTGGACGTCGCCCGTCGCCTTGTACCGGGCAGGCTGCCGGTCAGCCGGCGCCCAGCTGTCCACCATCAACAGATGCAGTCCAACATGCCGGCGCAGCAGGAACTCCGACAGGACCCCCGTCAGCACGCCGATCTCG